TTTTGAATGATTGACCAATTTATCAACCTGCTACGCGCATGGTTAAGATTGAGTATCGGCACGGTGCAGCAGCTTGCCGATGTGTCGGGCTACAAGCCAAAAACCATCCGCAAGTGGTTGAGCGGCTGCAGAAAAATTAATGGGTTTGTCGCAGATGTTTTGCTGACAAGCATGGGTGTGATTGAGCAACGGAGTATGAAAAATGAGCATTGATTGGAGCAAAGCGCCGGAAGGGGCGACGCATGTAGCTACATACAGAGATCCATCAGGACTGCTGGTGTTTTATAAGCAGCAGGATGGAAAGTGGTTTGATGTTAAAAATCAAGAGTGGTCGTATGTTGGCGGCAAACCTAATTTTGATTTGATTGAGCGCCCCAAACCCCTCACCCAAGCTGTGTTTGATGGGTTGCCGCCGGAATATCGGTGGGCGGTGACTGATTTCTGCGGCGAGGTGTTTGCGTTAAGTGGCGAAAAGCCAGAGCTAAACGCACAGAAAAACGATTGGCATTTTTGCGGAAAAGATTACTTGTTGATTCTTTGCAAGTACGGCGACGCAACCGACTGGCAAAACAGCCTGATCGAACGCTTATCTGATACCTGCATTGACGATATGGGCATTGCAAATGCTCAGAAACAAAGTGAACGCCAAGACGTGCCGACAGCTGCGGATATTGACTGGGCAAAGGCGGATATTGATTGGAGCAAAGCGCCGGAGGGTGCGACGCATTACAGCAAAAGATTTGGCGAGTATTACAAAGCGGAAGATGGTTTTTTGCTGAATTACTTAGCAGACGAAAGCCGTTGGATCGTTCTGATCGACTGGAGCATTAGCGCTTTAGAAAGCCCGCATTTTGAAATGATTAAGCGCACCGAATCAATCACAGACGTAGCGCGGTCAATCGAAGCTGCGCGGGTCGAGGAGCGCAAACACTCGCACTATTTTAAAGACGTGTCTGGCGTTGATAAGATCGACTTGTATCACGTTGCGCGGTTGTATGATATTACCGATCCGGCGCTATTTCACGCATTCAAGAAGATTGCGTGTGCAGGCAAGCGCGGCGCAAAAGATCAGGCGCAGGACGTGCAAGAAGCGATTGATGCACTGCAAAGGTGGCAGGAGTTGAACAAATGACGCGAAGAAAAAAAGATTTTGGTTTGCTTGTTCACATGCTGTCGGCATATATAACAGGCATCAGCGCGAAAGACTTGGCCGTTACTGAGGGTATTACGCGTTTTAAAGCACACGAAGTTCTGAATGATGCTATCAAGTGCATGGATGCAGACTTGTGGAATCTTGAGAAAAACGGAGGTGTGCATATCGCGCATTTGCGCAGACTTCGACAAGACGAAGTTTATTGGCAAGAGCGTGTTTTGATGTGGGTTAATGCGCTTGACAAGCATCAAGAATATAAATCCGCTAAATATTTTGGGTTTGGTGGCGGTTGTGGGGATTGTCCAAACAAAACCGATGGCGTGTGCTGTGGGGAGGTGCGGTGATGAACCACGTTGAGATGATGCGCTTGGCTGAGTCAGTGGCGCTGCAAAGCCCATGTGCTGATCGCAAAGTAGCCGCAACTATTGTGCGGGCAGGTCAGACACAGCCTGAATCAGCCTGCAACACCATAGCTTTAGACGATTCAAACGACCATCACGCCGAAGCGCGTCTGATCAGTTGGGCATTGGCAATGCTTGGCACGGTCGAGGGCGCAACCCTCTACACAACATGCCGACCTTGCGCTCGATGTACTGACATGTTGGTGGGCAAAGGATTGAAGGCCATCTATTACCGAGATACACAACCAGCAATGGAGCATTTGCAAAAACTGCGTGATGACGGTGTGCATCTAAATGGTTGGTGGATTAAAGGACAGTTGCCAGCGCCACTTGAGCAAGTACAGCAGACGTGGGCGGAGCGGTGGCAGGAGGAGGTGTGATGGTTGAGGTCGATATACGCAAAGATCAATTCATGTCTTTGATGCTGTACAACACAGGATTTTGTGACGTGCTGCATAGCATGGGGGAGCTAAAAAAAGGGGATTTGGTCAGCGAGTGCGGATTTGTGTTTGTTGTTGATCGGGTGGTTAAGGGTGATCGTATGGATCGTGTGTGGCTCAAAAAACGGGGGCGGCCATGATCATCCCTGACGGACAAATCTGGATGCTGCACCACGTTGGCACGGCTTACTACTGGACGCGGTGAACTTGGTGAACATGAAACACCTGAGCAACTGTCAGACCTAGAGCGCATTTATCAAAGCGTACTGCCAGCGTTTTTGCGCAGTCACAAAATCCCGATGGTGGTATTACCACGCGGAACGGTCGAGAAGGTGCGTGATACCGCTATCGACCATATCGTAGCAATGCTGCAACCCAGTTTTTTCAACAAGCCTGTAGAGCAGGTCTAGGAGCGTTTCATCATGGTAAAAGCAGAGTTAATCAAACACATTGCAGGTCGTACAGGCTTGACACAAGTCGCTATTGAGGACGTGCTCAATGACTTAACCAAAACGATCACGGAGCAATTGGCCGCCGGTGGTAGTGTCAAAATCATGGGCTTTGGTGAGTGGTCGGTGAAAGAAACTGCCGCCCGCACTGGTCGCAATCCGAAAACTGGTGAACCGATTGAAATTGCAGCCGGTCGTAAGGTTGTGTTCAAGTCCGGCTCAGGTTTGAAAAACGCCGTTTAATGTGAAACACCGTCATAATGGCGGTGTCTGTTTGGTGTGGTAGCCAAACACTGATGAGCAGCCAAGGGGAAGTGAGAAAATGGCTAGGGTGCAAGATAAAGCGCGGCGCAACATGATCGGACAAAATCTTGCAAAGGCACGGACACTATCAGGATTATCACAGTCCGACGTTATGAGTCGGATATGGCTCAAAGATGACCCAAAACAACGTAACCGGATCAGTGAAATTGAATCAGGTGGTACATTGCCTGATGCTGAGTTACTGCTACAGCTTTGCATGTTGTACGGGGTCAGTGCGGACTATGTGATTGGATTGAGTGTAGAGCCTGAAATCGACGCCACAGCAGGGCGTATGGGCATGATGTACAACGGCATGTCAGAGATTGCCGGTGACTTGCTCAGAGGCGTTGTAGAGCAATTGGCACGCAATGGAGCCGACTATATCGCCAAGATGCCTAAGCCTGCGACTATGGGGGTGTTGGCCACTGGCAAGGTGGTTTGGAATCTATACAACCAGCACAAGGCCAAAGTACCGCCAGAATTAGGGCGTGCTATTTTTGAATTTGCCAAGGAGTTGCAAGGGCTGGATAAGGGAATTGCCGTCAGTATGCGCAACTATGAGATGGCATTGCAGGATTGTATCGAACGCCCCGATACAATCGAGAAGCACCAAACCCTTGCCGACCTGTCACAAGAACGCATGAAACGCCGACCATGCACTGTATTGCCTAAAGTGCTGGAACGCTCACGGCTTAGAGCAGCACCACGGCTATATCGACTGGTTGAAGCTGGACAGCTCAGCCTGTTTATCAATCCGACTGGTGTATGTGTGCAGCCCCAAGGCGGCGCGGTGGTCGATATTGACGAAGACAGCGAGGCTTGATGATGACCTCAAAAAAAGCAGGTTATTCGGACGATGTGTGGAGGGCGATTCGACTACTTTGGGAAGCATCGCCGCCTACAGTGAGTTGGCGCGTGATACTGGAGCAGGTGGCTAGTGCTCTAAATTGTGAGGTGCCAAGCATTGCCGCAGCGTCAACAAGATGCAAGTCTGAAACATGGTTAAAATCGGTTAAAAAAGGGGTTAAAAAAGGGGTTAAAAATAGTGTTAAAAACATGAACAATTTTAACCCTGAAAAAGAAATAGAAAATCAAATAAAAACAGTTATATATGGTGAAACTTTAAACCCTGAAAAAGAGGATTCTTTTGAGGTTAAAGACGTTAAAAAAGTGCGCGGTGAATTGGTTGCCAGCGAAGGCATGGAGCGGATCGAAAAAGCAGCGGCCAAGGCGGTCAGTGGCACTGAGCAACTGGTCGAAAAACTGCGGGAAAGTCAGGTCGGCATGTTCAATGTGAACGTCATGTGCATTACGCAGCTACAGGACTTTCTGAACAAAGTGTTGTCAGCAGAAACGCTTCCAGACTTGGAATTTCTCAAAGCTCAGATGTCTATTATTGCGGGTGCGGCTGAAATGGGGGAAACCTTGTCCAAGACGCAGGAGCGCGTACTCAAGGGCTTGATCGGTTTGCATGGCTTGAATCCCGATGACTTTAAAGACCGAGTTGAAGCACAGCAGATGCAGAATAAAATCATGCTGGAGCTGGACGCTAAAATGGAGCAGGTCAAGCGCGATATGCTGGATCAGAAAGCCAAGGTTTTGAATCGAGATATTGCTGCAATCGAAGCAGGGGTACTCACGCCAGACGAGGAGCAAATTGTCGGTACTATGGGCAGTAATGACCATGACGATGATGGGTTAAACTCTGATGGACGGGACGACGAATAGACAGCATGGCCTACAGGCTGACAGCCTAGGCTTTTTGGTTGGCCAACGCCGCATTGAACGCATTACGGCCAATATCGCGCAGGACACGCAGGAAATAGTGCGCTTGCTCAAGGGTATGCTGCAAGACCGCGTATTAAATCCGCCGGACAACCAAGTGCAAGGCTTGGCGGCAGCGATTGCTTTATCACAGCGACAGGCCACAATTGATATTGTGGCCGCTATCCGTGAATCTTCGACCAACACCCAACGCCTACCGATTGCCACGCGGCCAACAGTTGATGTGGGCGGGTCAGGTGCGGCGGCTGTGGGTCAGGTTGATACTCTACCGCCTGTATCGACACGGCCTACGGTTGATGTGCGCAGCGATGCCGATCTACCGCGCAATGATGTACCACCAATCACTGACACAAATACGCCTACACCAAACGCGCCAGATTCAACCGATAGCACGTCTGACGATGCAGCGGGTACGAATGCACCGCCTAGCACCAGAACGGACTATGTGCGCGATGCTAGGGGGCGTTTTGTGCCACGCAATCGAGCAGGTGATGCCGATGGTGCGAGTGGCGACGATGCAACGGCTGAAAATACCGATGGTCGCGTGAACAATGGCCGTCGCCGTGGTGCGAATGGTCGGTTTGAGGGTAACGGTGATTCTAAGTCATGGTTCGATAAGTTTAAGAATGCGGTATCCGGTGGCGTATCTACGGGCATGGCTGATACACAGGGCGTAGACCCCACTGTTGACGCTATCAATGAATTGGGCGGGTTACTGTCACCAATGAAAAAGGCGGCTGGATTCGCGTTTAAGCCTATCTCTATGCTGATGAAGCGTAATAAGCGTAGTGAGCCGTTACCCGCTGATCAAGAACGCCACAATCGTGAGGAACGTAAGTTTTGGGGGCGGTTGGTTGATGCTATAACGACCCAAACCCGTAGTCTAAGCGGCATGGGTGGGCTGGGAATGCTGCGGATGTTGCCGCTGGTTATCCCTGCCGTGGTTGCCGCCGTGACTGCTTATCTGGCAAAAGAAGCTGTTGATAAAGCTAATGAGTTTTTTGATGAAAAAAGGCCAGAGGAACAGGGCGATATTAACCCTGATGGCTCAACCAACAAGGGTATTATCGGTGCGGGTAATCGTTTTGCCAAGCGTGTGATGAATGGTGTTCGTGGTGCAGCCAATTCTGTGAATGCGTGGCTTGGTGGCGATAATGATTATTTTGATGATGGTACCGCGCCTGACTCAGTGAATCGCATTGGCTTAAAAACAGATGCTGTTAATCAGCAGGGTGGTGTGGGTGGTCAAGCGGCGGCGGGTGCTGGACAGCGCACAGGAAGGCCGCAACGTGGCTTTACACCTGATAAAGCAGCTTCGATTAAGGCCACTGCTGAACGGCTTGGTGTAAACCCAAATGATCTGGCGGCTATTATTTCGTTTGAAACGGGCGGTACTTTTGATCCGTCGATCCGAAACAAGCCCGCCAAGGGTCAGAAAACAACATCTGCCACTGGTTTGCTGCAATTTATAGCCGGTTCAGGCGGTACACCAGGCAAATACTACGGCATGACCCGCGATCAATTCGGCGCACTGCCATTTGAGCAGCAGATGCAGTACGTTGAAAAGTATCTCAAGGATTCAGGCATTGGCGGCAATAAAACCAGTGTTGCCGATATGTATAACGCAGTGCTTGGTACGCCAGCCAGTGGTTATAAAGAAGGTACGGATGCGTATGCCAAAAACAGCAAATTGGACGTCAACAGAAATGGGGTTATTGAAAGAGGTGAGGCGGTCAATAATCCAACATTCTTGCAACACCGAAAGATCAACTTTTTTCCAGAAAATGCACCGCAACCAGCCGCACCAACCCAGATTCCCGAAACATCAGAGGGCATTGCTAAGTTGGCTGATGGCTTACCTGCGCCTGCTGCACCCGTGCCAGTACCCGCCGTCACCGTGCCAGTACCCGCGCCTATACCTGCCAGCAACACGCAAAGTATGATCATGCCAGCGGCAAGGGTCATGTCATTGCCAATCAGTGCGTCAAGTGCAAGGCAGGCCCCCAACCTGCCAGCCATGCAGCCTATGCCCAAGGTCAAGGAGCAAGTTAGTAGTCCAGCCCCGCAAGTGGTGACAATCGCACAGTCTGCCGATACTATCGCTCAAAACGTGGGTGATCGGGCAATAGCCCATGCTGTCACGGGTGGACTGGGGATGAGAAATACATGGGAAGGATGAGTTATGTGTACATGGGGTGATGGGTTCTAGGCTTGCTGATCGTTGCCGTTTTTGTACCTAAGCTAAGAAATACTTCGCACCGGTCGAATAGCTACTGGTTGCGTCACGGCAAGTAGTGCGATGGTATGAGATGATTTGACATCCTCCTCGACCTAAAGGACGGGGTTTGGCGGCGAACTGATCAAATCTCTTTGTGTGACCTATCCCAATTTAATTCTTTTGAGTGGTGAAATGATGCGTTCGTCTAATCGTTTAATGAGTTTTCCAGCCGGTACGATGGTAACAGTCAAAGGCCATCCGTTCGTGCTGCGTGATGTTGTGGAGTGAGAGAAATGAATCAAATGTTGTCGGATACTGCATGTGATTTTCTCTCACATGTCGGAGATCGAAAGTTTCTAACGATCCTAGCAGATCCTCCTTGGCAGTTTCAAAATCGCACAGGCAAAATGGCACCTGAGCATAAGAGACTTAATCGTTACAGTACGATGACACTTGAGGAAATCATGGCAATTCCTGTGGCTCAGGTCTGTGATGAGCCTTGTCATTTGTACCTATGGGTTCCCAATGCATTGTTGCCTGAAGGATTAATGGTTATGAAAGCATGGGGCTTTGATTATAAAAGTAATTTGGTTTGGCAAAAAGTAAGAAAGGATGGTGAGCCAGATGGTCGGGGAGTAGGGTTTTACTTTCGTAATACCACCGAATTAGTTTTGTTTGGTGTGCGAGGAAAAAATGCACGTACACTAGCACCGGCGAGAAGCCAAGTGAATGTGATTAAATCACGAAAACGTGAGCACTCACGCAAACCTGATGAGCAATATGGACTTATTGAATCTTGTAGTTCTGCCCCTTACTTGGAAATGTTTGCACGTGGTAGCAAAGAGGGCTGGTTTACTTGGGGGAATCAGGCTGAAGCGTATGAGCCAACTTGGGATACATATACCAATCATTCACAAGGAAGATTTGATCTGTGATGCTTGTTGTGGATGCTATACCAGTTTCTTTTACTCGAGCACCTTCATGCCTGCTATCGTCCGCCATATTCTCACCCGTGATCGCGAGCTTGCGGTACAACTCAAGCAACAGCTCGTGAGCGGAAAGGCCGCTGTCATGCCAAGTATCACCATGCAAGTAAATGGCGAAATTATGATGGGTTGGACACCAAGCCAGTTAGATATGTTTGCTAAGGACTGGATTGTCTTGTAACCGGAACCAGCCCCAAACACCCCTGCCACACCAGCCAAACTATCCCCAGACGTACTAATCTGGGGATTTTTGCATGAGCAAGTCGCGCAAAACCAACACACTGAAATATGACCTAAAAAAGCGCGGTCGCACTGTCACCGGACAGGATCGGTCGAATGTTGATATGCAAGCGATGGTCGAACAGATCAACAGTGCAAAAACACAAGAACTGGTCAATACCGGTTCACTGATCGGTTTTTATGGTCATCAAATCCGCCAACGGTTCGGCATGTTTCCGCCTGAAACCGCAATCATCGACGGCAAAGTGGTGCGCCTAGAGCCAGCGTTCAAAACCAAGTCGATTAAAGCCTATCCCGACGGCACGGTCGAACACCAACACGAATTTTTAGACAACGAATCAGGCGAGTTTGCACGTCGCCAGTATCTCGCCAATGGGGGTGGTTTTAGCACGGCTGTCACTTATAAGCCGATGGGTTCAAAGCTGGTCCCGACCCTGTTTGCGGGCTTCGATTTTGTCTGGCAGCCCAACTACGCAACCAATGTGGGTGATGGTCAGTTGTTTGATGGTCTGTATGTGCCTGAATCGCCAGATGTAGGCATTCCGCTATTCGATAGCGCAACCAATCCGCAGCAGCTCGAACCTGTGGCCGCGTTACTGGCACACACGCTAGAGCGGCAAATCTTGCAGACGTTCGACAGCATGCACGCACAGATGCAACTGACCACACATACAGAGCAGGCGTTTAGTCAGGTCGAAGTCTTGATGCTGGAAAATCAGCACTTGCGTGACCGTCAGGCGCGTCGTGCTGAGTTACAGCGGCAACGCCAAGCTGATCTATACGATGGCATGTCAGGCGAAGTCATGCCATTTGAGCAGTACATGGAGGAAGCACGGGCTTTCACGGCGGCGCAGCAGGAGCAAGAACAGCAGATTTTCGATGAGGTCAAAAAACAGAGCAAAGGTGTTGCACCTTGGGTCTTTGGCATGTTGACGGGGATCTAACACATGGCCATTCCTAAGTCATCGCGTGAATGTGTCCTCGATGCGTGGGTTAATCGGATTGCCGATTTTCGTGCATGGTGCAAGCCAGAAACACAACATGCTCACAACTGGAAAACACGCCCCTTCTCGCAAGCTGTGGGCGGTTGTCGCGCTCAGTTGGTCGATGATGCCGAGGCGATGCTGACTGAGTGGCGTATCAATGAAAATGAGGACGTTAAAGGCGGTTCGACAGCATTTATTCCAGTGATGTTGACCGCTATTGCGTCTATCGAAGTGCCGCCTGATGTTGGTCAGATTATGGGTGTGCCTTATCTGCTCAATTCGATGATTCCCAACGATTCGTTAGAGCGTGAAGTCCAGTTGCGGACGATTCCGGCGGCATGGCGGGCTCAAATCGCGTATTTCAGTACCAATCCACACGATGCCCAGTCTATCGCCAATCAGTTTTGTGCATACATGACCGATGACGCAAAGCGGCGGTTTCAGGTGTCGTATGACTTGGGTGGTGGCTTTGTCGATCAATGGGACATCATGGTTTTGGAAAATAACCTGTTTCCAAGCGATGCCCCGAACGAATCAAAGAATATGTCAATTTTCACGGTAGACGTGACGATGATTGGCCTTGTTCCGCATGTGATTGGCCTTGGTGGTGATTGGGATAGCGTCACTGATGCTGGTTATAACCCGCTCACTGGCGAGATGGGTGGTGATAACGGTGGTCAAGATTCAAGTCTAGGCTTGGTGGTGGTGCGAGCTGACTTTGATGATGAAAGCACGCGGGTAAATGCCGATCCAGACACGGGTGAAATTACCACAGAGGTGATTGCGCCATGATGACCTTCGGTAGTGTTTGCAGCGGTATCGAAGCCGCAAGCGTTGCATGGCACGGCATGGGGTGGCGGGCGGCATGGTTGGCCGAGATTGAACCGTTTCCAAGTGCGGTACTTGCCCACCATTACCCTGATGTACCAAACCTAGGCGATATGACCACGATTGCCGACAAGGTTTTGTCTGGTGACGTAGCCGCGCCGGACGTGCTGGTTGGCGGTACACCTTGCCAAGCCTTTTCTATCGCGGGATTGCGTCAATCGCTTGATGATTCCCGTGGTCAGTTGTCCCTTGAATTTGTGAGATTAGCCAATGCAATTGATTCAGCCCGATCTGCTGCTGGAAAACAGCCAGCAATTATCGTCTGGGAAAACGTCCCCGGTGTGCTTAACACCAAAGACAACGCATTCGGCTGCTTTCTGGCAGGGCTTGCAGGTGAAAGCAGTGCATTGCAGCCAGCAGGGGGAAAGTGGACAAACGCTGGTTGTGTGTTTGGACCACAAAGAGCCGTCGCGTGGCGCGTCCTCGATGCCCAATTTTTTGGAGTTCCCCAACGACGCAGACGTGTGTTTGTTGTCGCAAGTGCTAGAGACGCATTCGATCCAGCCGAAATACTTTTTGAGTTCGACGGCGTGCGCAGGGATATTGCGCCGAGCCGAAAAACGGGGCAAGAAACTGCCAGAAATGCTGGGTGTGGCGTTAAGGCGGCAAGTTACAGCACCATGAATGATCCTGTACTTACGCTTTGTGCCAGTGACCACAAAGGCGTAGGCAATCAGACGTTTTGTGATGGAAAAATCATCGCGCAACAAATACCAGCCCAAGACCCTGCACATTGCTTAGAAACCACGTCACATGACTACAGCCGGGCAGACGGTTTCAATATGGTGTCTGTGCATTGCTTAGAAGTTTCTGATTCGGTGATGGCATTTCCGACCGAGTTGTCTGCTACTCAATGTGTTGCAGCACAAAATCTATCGCCTTGCCTTGGTGTTGGTCATACGGTATCCGTCGCTTACTCATTTGATGCACTTGCCAGCAACAGCATGAAATCGGCCAATCCACACAGCGGGTGTCGTGAAGTAGATCTATCCAAAACGCTTGATAGTAGTCATCCATGCCCCAGCAAAAACCAAGGTGGTATCGGCATTGTTCAAGCGACCTACGGCATTGCCGGAAACATCATAGGTCGATCACTAAAAAATGGCGGCAATGGTCAAGGCTATTGCGAGGATGTGAGCTACACCCTCACCAAAACCGATCAGCACGGTGTTGCCTATGCTGTGACTTGTGCTAGTAAGCAGCAGTCACAAAGTCTTGGCTTTGATGTTGCTTCTCCAATAATGGCGAATGACTATAAAGAGCCGCAAGTAGTTGCCTATGCTTATGCTGGAGCAAAGCAGCAAAGCTACATTTGCGAGTCTAGCGATTGCCTGAATCCCGATCAGCCCCAGTGTTGGCGGGTCTATCATCCCGATGGCGTTGCACCAGCTTTGCAGTCAGGCGAAGGACGCGGCAATGCGGTTTATGTTCCTAATTATATTTGTGAGCGGCCTGTTGCGTATGGAATTTCTGAATCGCCCTACGTTGCCCATTGCTTGAGGGCGGGCGCATCAAAAGCAGATAAACACGAATCAACCACTTATGTGATACAGGCAGGCAATGGATTCGATGCAAGTGGTGTTTGCTATACGCTAACTGCAACGGATAGGCATGGGGTGGCAATAACCATCGCATCAAAACAACAAGCCATGACGTGCGAGGATAATCTAGCATCTACGCTTGGTGCGAATGACTACAAAGAACCCCAGGCGGTTTGTGTTCCTATGGCCGTTCGCCGCCTAATGCCAGTCGAGTGTGAGCGATTACAGGGGTTTCCAGATCACTATACGCGCATTCCATACCGCAAAAAGACTGCCGAAGATTGCCCCGATAGTCCGCGTTACAAAGCCCTTGGCAATTCAATGGCTGTGCCTTGTATGGCGTGGATTGGCAAGCGCATAGCCGATTATGTGGGGATGCAGCCATGACCCCACAGATCATCAAGATAGATTCCCGTGTCAGTGGCTATGACGGCGAGCCTGTCCGGGTGCTTGCCGTCTGTATGCCCAATAGCGGCAAAGTCCTAGTCCAGAAGATTGCACCCTACAAAGAACCGATCAAGTCCAGTCCTGATACGGTAGTGGTCACGGATTCACCAAGTCACCATACCAACTGGCAACTGGCCTTTTATGAGCAGCAGGACATTGCAGCAGCCACACGCGCCTATTTCGAGCGTAAGCGGGGCGGTTTCGTCAAGATCGAATCGGCAGTAGCCAAGTTTGACCCTGAAAGCGTCTTAGAACTGCGCAAAATCGACAAGACCGGCGCGGTGCATGAATTTAACAGTAGTGAGTTGACCAACGGCCATATGGCGATTCTGTTGGCGATTTGGGCATGTGGTCGGGCGTCGTTCGGCAACATGCTGTCTGAGCAGATGACAGATGATGGAGATGTAAGCCTAGACGACGATGACGACGATTCAATGATGCCGTTTAGCCTGAATGGTGGCTGATCTATGGCACTTGCTGATCTAAAAACGCTGGTTGAATGGAAGCAAATGTGTTTGCGATACCGCTATGATATTACGCGGTTTGCAATTGAAGCACTGGGCATGAAACCAACATGGCAGCAGGATTTACTGTTTAGATCAATTCAAACACCAGGTAGCCGTACCAGCGTCGCGTCTGGGCATGGTACCGGCAAAACGGCCAGCTCAGGCATTGTTGCGCTGTGGCACCTGTTGTTCTTTGAAGATTCGGTGATGATGTTCACCGCGCCGCAGATCAACCAGCTACGCAAACTGGTTTGGAAAGAAATTACCCTGTCACTCACCAAGCTAAAAGCAGGGCCGTTGGCTTGGCTTGCCGAGTATGTGGTGGTTTTGGCCGAGATGGTCTATATCAAAGGCCACGATAAAACATGGCATGTATTGGCTAAAACAGCACCAAAGCACCAGCCGACCAACTTAGCCGGTCAGCACGGTGACAATTACATGCTATGGGTCGATGAAGCCTGTGGTGTCGATGATGCAGTCATCGAGGTGGCGATGGGTGCGCTTACCCATGAAGATAACCGCTGCTGTATGACCAGCCAGCCAGCGCGGGCGGCGGGATTCTTTCACGATACACACCACAAACTGAGCCATCGAGCGGGCGGCGTATGGACAGCCTTGACCTTCAATGGTGAGCAGTCGCCACTGGTGAGCGTTAAAGTCATCAAGGAGATGCTGCAAAAATACGGCCATCGTGACGATGCGGGCTACATGATCCGTGTACGCGGGCTGTTTCCTGACTTGTCCAATGAGTTCTTGGTCACTCGCACACAAGCTGCTGAAATGTATGTCGGCAAGTCGTTGTTTGACGGCGCACACGATGACTACGGCTATATTATTTCTGTTGACGTGGGCGGTGGTGTTGGCCGCGATGATTCAGTTATTGCCGTGGCGAAAGTGTGGGGACGAGCTCAGTGGGGCGATAATGCCAGACGGGTTGAGATTGTCGATCTGCCATTGGTCAAAAACAAAGATAACTTGCATGAATTGGCGGGGATTATCAACGAGTGCATGATTCGCTATCCGAACGCCTCACTTGTACTCGATGACAACGGCGCAGGTAAGGGCTTAGGCCAGCACTTGAAGGCCAACGGGATATTTTTCAAGCCGGTCATTTGGGGTGGTGCATGCTTTAGTAATGCCAACAAGCGAGAATATGCCAACAAGCGCAGTCAGGCCAACGTCTGCCTATCACGCGCTATCGCACAAGGCCGATTCAAGATCACTACACGCAAATATATGGTCAAGGTGCAGGATCAGATTACCAAAATCGCATATTTCTTTGATGAGCACAGCCGATACAAGGTGATGAGCAAGGAGGATATGCGCAAAAAAGGGATCAAGTCCCCCGACCTTGCCGATGCCTTCGCGTTCCTATTTCTTGAGGGTGTCAACTACACCGAAGCGGGCGAACTGGTATTTACCAATGAGGAGTCGGTATCCGATGATGATGACTGGGGCGCGTTGCAGGCGGCGGCTGAAAATCTGTAGGAGTGGAACCATTCAAAAACGGCGTTTGGCCAGTGCTCAAAATAGGCTATTCGTGGTTTTTGAGTGGTTGCTATGTCCGTCTTTTTTAAGCCAAAGCACCTAAAGCGTCTTTTTAAGGTTGATGCCGACCATACCCGCACTGAGCGTGAAAAAATCGTATCGCTCAAGTGTTGGTATCTCGACACATGGATCATGACCAGTGCGACGGTGTTTGATGATGGCTTGGTGGTTGTAGATAAGATCGAAGCCCTAGATGGTCAGTTAGTTGTCGCTGCTGCGCTCAAAAACCTATCAAAGCCCGCCAAAATCCTGATTGGGTCTGGTTTTGATCAGTACATCCGACATCATCTTGATGCAGGCGGTATTGCCTACACGTCTCTAAGTTTGGCAGGACGTTGTTTTAGCAAAGTCGATGCTGATAATTTTTCTGACAAAAAATCTGCCGCTTATTTCAAGCTGATTGACGCGGTAAAGGCCGAAAAGTTCAAGGTGGGCGTGACGGGTAAAAACAAACCGATTCAACGCAAACAAATTATCGAACAATTGGGCGGTGTGCTTTTTTATTTCGATGATCGGGCGCGGTACAAAATGTATAGCTATGAGCAGCGTAGAAGCATGCGCCTAGCCACGCTTGAGATTGCCAACACATTCGCCCAGATCTACGCAGAGGGCGCAACCTAATGCCTACCCCAATCATCTTCACGCTCACCAACGCAGGCTTAAACGCAGCCCTAGACGCCGATGCCAATGGCCTGACGCTATCGCTGACACAGATCGGCATTGGTAGCGGCAAATACACACCAGCGGCTACCAGAACCGCACTACAGACCGAAATAGCTCGCTATCCGCTATCAGGCGGCGATATTGAGCCGAACAGCAAGACATTGCGGTTTTCAGCCATTCTTGAGTCTGTCACCACACAACAGGCGTTTGAAGTTGGCCTGTTCACGTCTACAGGCGTTTTGTTTGCGGTCGCAAGTACAACGGGTACTGATCCGCTGATTTTAGTCACTGCAAATATCGCATTTGTTGGTTCGTTTGGATTGGTGGTGTCTGAGATTCCGCCGGGTAGTGTCACGGTGGTGACTGATCCAAATGCGCCTTTGGCAGTTGTTTTGCTCAATCAGCATGTGACAAATCCCAATCCGCATAGTCAATACGTATTAGTCACCCAATTTTTGGCAGCCATACAATCCATCCAAGCGAGGTTATCTATCATGGAAATGACTTTTATCATCAATTTTATCAATCAGAGTATTGTGCCAGCATTAAATGCACAGCGATCTTATGTTGGTCAAATTGAGCATGTTGGTGTTGCTATGACTGCTGCACAATTTTCCGCTGCAAAAGCAGACGGTAGTGTGTGGGAAGAATATGCTGAAGGACGAACTATTGTTGGGTCTGGTAGTGTAACTATTGATTATTCATCTGCTGCTGGTGAAGCAGCTCGCCCAAATCAATCTCAGACATTTTTGGTTGGTCAAACCGGTGGTGAGCTGACACATAAACAGACTACAACTGAGTTGCGCCAGCATGATCACAGTGAAGCGCCATATAACAAGTTTGTATCGTCTATAGCCGATGCTGATGCAGCTGGTGATCTTGTTGATGGTAATACTAGTGGTGGTGTTTTTGCTGCTGCTCAAGTTGCAGGCTCATTTGATGACTCTTATCTACAGGTCGCAGACATTAGCACAGCTCAAGTGACAAAGATGACTGAAAAATCAGTTGGTGAAAGTGTTCCTTTCAATGTCATGCAGCCGTACATAGTCGCAAATTGCTTTATCTGTGTTACCGCAGCAACACCAATTCAACAGTTAGTGTTTCCCACACCATGAGCAATCTAAACGCATACCGCAACGCCATACGCGACTTGATCGAGCTGATCAAAGCGCGTGGCACGTCAAGCCAAATGCTTGCTTGGCAGATCGGCGAGGATGAAGTGAACGATCCTACGCTGGTCAGCCTACGCGCATACGGTAGCCGCACCCATACCGACGTGGTGATGGTCGCATGTGGCACGTCTGGTATTTGGGAACCACTGCCAATGGTAGTTATTGTCATGCCACAACTGCCACAAATCCTGCAATTGCGCCGCACATACGGAATTGAATAATGGTTTTTGCGCCGGATGTTGAGCGGGATAGGATCAGACGCGAGCAGCAGGAACGCCAAGCCCGTGAGTCCTTTCGTAAGCAGGCGCGGGAAAACTTGCGCGGCTCAAAAAACTTTGCCAGCGAACAAAATACGCTATTGCGGGAACGTGACAAGCAGATTCGGGATGATCTGGCAAACGCTGCAAAAATCACGAAGCATCAAGTCCCCCAAGGTACCGATACCAAGGGCATGCTTGAGCTGACATTCGGCAACGACAAGGGCAAGTTATCACAGACACTGACCGATGATGACCTACGGACATTCAGCCGCAATGTGGCCACGGCACAAGAACGGTTTGCCGGTGGTATCACGCCACAGCAGGTTATCGACTTATCGCGGGATATTGACCGCGAACGCTCAAACAAGCAGATTTTTCTAGCCGCGCCATTTCAGCGTAAGGGCGATACTTTCCGCTATCTCACCAATGCGGGGCCAGACAGTAAAGACACGCGCCACTACGTCACAGTGCAGTTTTTGGGTTACGCCAACATGCTGACAGGTGCAAAGGAGAAAAAAGGGCAGGCTATCCGCAACAACGTCACCAATGGAAAAATTAGGTTTACTTGTGACTGTGGCCGTCATCGGTACTACTACAACTATCTGGCAGGCGTGGGTAACTACCATTTAGGCCAAAAGGAGCTACGGTTTCCATTCATTCGCAACCCAAATTTAGGCGGTGTGGCTTGTAAACACGTCTTGCGCGTGATGCAGGTGATTACGTCGCCGCTGGGTGTCGATTACGTCGTGAAGCAGGTGCAAAAAGACCGCGCCATGCTTGACCGGCAAGAAGGGCAAGCCAAGACAACCAGAACCGACCTTAACGCTGAATTTGACCGTCAGCTCAAACAAGCCGACGGCAAACGCTCACAAGTCACGCCGACCACGGAACGCGCCGGATACAAGCGCAAAATGCAGAACGCAGCGCGTAAGGCGGCACAGGAACAGGCGGCCAAGGAGAACCAGCGGGCTGAACGTATAGCGCGTCAGGCACGATTGGATGGTTTGTTCGCCAGTGGCTTGATGCCCGAAGATGATTACAAGTTTTACAGTGAGCAAAACAAATGACCATCAGCCCCGTAGTAAATCAGGTGGCCAGCGGTCGCCGCCTTGTAGCGCGTCAACTGGTGATGAATGGACTAGGCACCATCCCATGCCAAGTCTGGCGCAAGCGGGTAGTTCCCAACGATCCAGCAACGCCCACAGCTACCGGCCTAAGCTGGAATAGCATTGCACTGTCTGAGCAAGACGAACCCGATTATGAGTATGACGAGTTGGGCTATGCCTACATGCTGCTAGATCGGTTTACAGGTGCTGCAATGCACGACAACAACAGCATGGTGAACGGTGCCGACACAATGATTATGGCGCAGATTGAGCCATATGACGATTCAATCACAGATAAGCGTCAACAGATCATTCAATTGCCAGAATGGTTGCCGAAGATCGGTGACTTGTTTGCGCTACTGATCCAGCCTGAATTGATCCTGTGGCTTGAGCTGGTCGATATAACGGGTCAGAGCATGGTAGCGGATTTTGGCAAAAAGTATATTTTGAACAAACGTGATGATTTATTTGAAAAAGAGCCGTTTAAATCTGAGCTTGAGGATCGGTTGGAACCTTAATTTTTGGGCGTGTTTGTATCTGCGAAAGTGTGGCTAATGTCATTCACTGGAGCGATGCAATGTCTTATCGCTTGTTTTACCAAGAAGGTGCGCCCACTGGCACTAAAGAGATGAAGATTCAGTGCATTTCTGCCATTTTTGGCTACCAAATTCAGGGGCCAATTGGTGTAAAGGTGCGCTTTTCGGGAACGAATCGAATTGATCCTGATGTCGATAACCCAGATCATTGGCTTCCCATCGTCGAAATAGAGAAAGAAACCGCCGATGATCAGGAGCTAGGGCATACCACAGGCCACTCATACGACACGTTGATGTTTGAAGTGCTGCAAGGCCCCGCAGACGTTATGGTCAGTTCGGGAGTAGCAGGCTAATGGCAGTCACGGTATTTAGTGCCGCTGGTGAGCCGGATTTAATCACGCCGTTACAAGAGGAAGTCGCTAAGAAGCTCAATACTTTAGATGCCCCTGCCGCAGTGCGCGGCACAGCACTAACCGGATTTTCCCCAACAAACAGCGCGATTATATCAACAGATAATGTCGTGCAAGCGTTTGGCAAGGCGCAGGGGCAGATTGATGGATTGGCGGAGGTTGCTACATCCGGTAGTTACAATGATTTGGCCGACAAGCCGAGTGCAGACACGTCAAAAACACTGCTGTATACCACGCCGACCCCGAATAAACCAATCGCCAATATCAACATAAACCCGATTGAAAATATGTCAGAGCGGTTATTCGACAACAACTATATTTTCCCTGCTAACAGCCTAGCCGTTGGCGATTATTTTGAATTGGAGTGCAGAGTTTACACTGTACGCATAAACACAGCTGGGAGTGTGAATTTTTCGCTAAGACCATTTGTGAATAGCTTAGTTGTAGGCACAGCAACACTTAATACGGGGGCTTCCACAGCGGGGGCATTTACTAGCGCCGTGGTGAGTTTTGTAGATGCGAAATTTAAATTTGTTGTTGTCGCGGTAGGAGTGTCTGGTTTGCTTGCTTGTAACGGCTACAGTCTGGGCGACTCAACAAGTGTTATTCGCATGAATGCACCGTCTTGCGCTTCTTGTGACACAACACAGCCTGTAGCGCTAAACATCGGATTTGCTCGCACAGGGGCGCTTATCGCAGGAGAAGGCGTCTATGTGAAATCAGCTCGTCTGTACCGCATCGATGATCCATCTTAAAGGTGTATTATATCGTGATATAAGCACAAGCGGAGTGGAGTATGAGTGCAGACAAAAGCGTATCGGCGATTCTAGCAGCAACTCACAAAACTGATTTGCTGCTGATCGGCTGCGGTGTTGGCAATCGGTTAATGATGCCAGCCACGATGACATTAACGCTGCTATCGCTGGATACGTCGCACCCGTGCCTGATCTAACGCCGCGTCAGTTTAAAAGATTTTTTGTGTTGTCTGGTTTGGATGTTTTTATTGATCAGAGCTTGCCTGCGTTACGCGCCGCAAATCCTGAGCTGTATGCTGATGTTGTTAGTCAGTTGGATGGCGGTACAGTTTATTTTTATGATGTTGCTGAGAGTTTTATGACTCAGTTATTGTATATTTTACCCAATGCGCCAACTGTCGATTTTGAGCAGTTAAAGCAGTTGTGGATTGAGCAAGCTACACATCGTATTGCGGTTTAAGTTTGTGTAATCAGTGTTCTTATTACGCAGGTAGTTATCTATAGCAAACAAGAACTTATTGTAAAGATTTAAGTTTAGATGCTGAGATAAACGATTTAACTAGTCTATATGGTTTACAAAAAGCTGTTAAAGAAAGATATGAAGCCAGAGAGTTTATTTTTGATGAAATTAAATCTTACACTAATGCAATTATATTACAAGTCTATGCGCAACAAGGTAAGACTTACGAACAGGTACTATTAGAGGGTGGTAGTTTTTGGCGTGATTACTCTGCAGAAATTAGCTCTTGGTGTCACATTGGTGGTATCCCTATCATAAGTGATAAACTTAATGCTGACACGAGTTATAGTTTTCTAGACTTACCTTCAGGATACCCAAACATGACTTTAAGACAATGGCTTATAGATAGGATTACATACTAATATGAGTGAAGAGGAAATCAATGGAGTCGGACCGGCTTGGTTTCCAAAAAAATTGAGGGAAGCTTTAACTAAGTTCTCCCTCGTTTTTTTCGATACTGCCAGTTGGAATAAACACGACACAGCTTACACTAAAGGAGGCTACTTAAAAGATAAAATAGCTTCTGATGTACAATTTTTAAAAGATTTATTAAAAGAAACAAGCAGAAAAAAACTTCCAATAGCAGTGATCGGAATTCCTTTAGCATTTGTATACTTCCTTTCGGTACTTCTGTTTGGATTCTCTGCATACAATTTTATTTATTTGTGAGGACAAGAAATGACACAACCGTTACAACAAGATTATGTATTTCTAAATAAAGAGACAGGCCCTAGAGTTATTAAAGAAGCTCTAACTCTTTTAGGTGTTAAAGAAGTAGTAGGTGAAAAACACAATGCCCAAATACTAGGTTGGGCAAAAGAATTAGGATTAGCTCGTATTTACAGTTCAGATGAAATCCCTTGGTGTGGTTTATTCATCGCATACGTTGTTAAACAAGCTGATTTTACTCCAGTGGTTGACCCTCTATGGGCTAGAAACTGGGTTAAGTTTGGAACAAAACAAGAAGTAGCTATGCTAGGTGATATCTTAGTATTCTCAAGAGGAGCGACAGGAGGTCACGTAGGTTTATATGTAGCTGAAGATGCAACATGCTACCACGTATTAGGAGGTAATCAAGGTAATAAAGTATCAATCGTACGTATTGAAAAATCGAGATGTATTGGCATTAGACGCTGTCCTTGGAAAGTTGCTCAACCAGTAAACGTACGTCAAGTAAAAGTAAAAGTTATTAACGGTATCGTATCTAAAGATGAATCTTGATGAGTCTACTGTAGACTTGATAAGAAACACCAGAGCGTTGTATAATAGTAGAGAAGAAAATTACAAAGGAAGACTTGTAATTGGGTGGGAACATGAGTTAACTCAGGCAGAGTTAAAAAATGGTCTTACATATTTATCAAGAGAAGACTCTGATAAATTATTAATAAGAGATTTAAAAAGAATCTGTGCTAAACTAAATAAAGAACACATTCCTTGCAACAATCTTTCTCAACAACAATACAATGCTTTAGTGTCTTTAATATACGATGTAGGGTTACATTCTGTTAAATTATCAGGTTTATTTGAATTAATAAACAACGGTTCTTATACAGAAGCCGGAGCTCTTTTTAGAAAATGGAATACTTATTTAAAACAACGTATATATAAGCTAACTAAACTAAGAAAATTAGAAATAGACTTATTTAATACTTAAAGGTTTTATATACATGGATAAGCAAGCAAAAATTCAAGACATTTTTAAAAGAGCAGAAGAAGCTGCGAAAGCAAAAAAATTACAAGAAACAAAAATAGAAGTAGTAGAAGATACTGCAGACGAATCACCTTCCCACTCATTGCCAGTAGAGTACGTTACAGCTTCTGGCATAATGGTGAATTCAAAAGACATCATGACAAATACAAGTTTTTTAAATAAATTAAATTTAAATAACAATGCGTATGACGATCTTAAGTTTACAAAAGAACAAGCATTAAAGATACAAACCGAAATGGCAAGGATGACTGCAGGGGTTATTAGTGTAACCCCGTTAACTTGCCTAGGACCTGATTGCATGTTCGCTAAAACGTGTATTGCGCAGGGCACTGAAATTCTTACCTACAGCAGCAAGAATGGTTATAAAAAAATTGCCCCAAATGCCAGTCAGAAGTATGAAAAAAACGCACGGTCATAAATGAATCTAATGATATCGAGAGAGTTTCAGAAGACTTCTTACCAGCCATCAACTCAAAAGAACAAACTCTAAAAGATGCCAATGAGTTAAATGCCGATGGAACTTCTAAGAAATACATTATGAATGACACCAACTACAAAAGAGTTTTTAAGAAAGCTCAGGATATTAATAAATCTCAAGCATTCTATAAAGCTACAGTTGGAACTACTTATGGAGAAGATGTCATTAGGAGTGGCAGGCAATACTATTATATTAGACTAGAGCAGAGAGAAATAAGTATTAAAGAAAAGATGAACACAATCTCTGATGCACAAATATTTGAAAGATTAAGAAATTGTAGGTAACTTGCAAAGTTTTAAAATACTACTATGAGTAAAAAAGGATTAAATTGTCCAGTTAAAGATGCAGCATGGAGAGAGCTTCTCCGTGCTGTTAATGGTAATGAAAAAGAAGCTTACAGAATCTGGCTTTCAAATAACGAGGAAGTTCCTAGTATTGAACAACTTAGAAAAGAAGGTATTCTACCAGAGTTAGATAAAGAGACAAAATTTCAATCTGTTATAGATAACTACGTTGACAGAAGAACTTATTTATATAAGAAACTTGCTCAACTTAAGACTGATGCAAAGTCTGTTAAGGGTGACGAGAAATTAGTTGTTAATAAAGAAATACAAAGAGTTGAGCACGCAATTAATAATATCAATGAAAGCATAGAAGAATTACAAAAGACTGCTGAATTTGAAGACATTTATAAGTTCGCACAATCTGACTTAAACGAGGTTGACGCAATACTTAATTCAAAGTCAGTTAGTATGAATGACTTACAAAGAGTTAACAGGATTATTAAACTATGGAAAAGAGTTGGCTCTCTCGATGCAAGGAATCCATTCT